AAACTGCCTTAAATAAGTGTGCTTCGTCACCTATGACCATACCAAACTGTTTAAACCATACTTTTGGTTGGTTGTATATTGATTGCCATGTAGATATAACAACTCTTTTGTTTGTATCTTTACCATGTCCTTGATATATTTTATGTACATTTCTTTCACTATTATAACCATAGTCTTTGAAATCTTTAAATAACTGTTCTACTAAAGATGTTGTAGGTACAATAATTAATACTTTATTATTCTTCTTATCTTTTAATCTTAGTAGATTATAGATTAATATTAGATAAACGATAAGTGATTTACCAGAAGCTGTAGGTGATAACAACAAAGTTCTATCTTTTTTAACAGCATGTATAAATGCCTCTCTCTGATAATCTCTTATTTGTATCTTTGGTATTTTTAATGCTTTAAGAAAATTGTCAATATACTTTTCATCTATTTCATTATCTTTTATCTTAGTACCATCAACAATTTGTACTTTGTTTTCATTGCACCAATTAACAATATAAGGATATAGACCTACGTAAATTTGACCAGTTGCATAAGAAAATAATCTAATCTTGCCGTCCCATACCTTATTACGATATTGTGGCATAAATTTAAAACCAGGTACTTCAAATGTAAAATACTGTCCAAGTTCTCTTCTAATATCGGCGTCAGCTTCTATTTTAAGATATACTTCATCTTTTTTATCTATAATCAAATATCTTGTTGTCGTCATAAAACTATTTAGAACGATAGGAACCAGGCATTCCTACGTATGGTCTATTATCAAATTTGTTTTTTAATTCACTATTATAATGTAAAAATACTTGTGCATGATTTTTACCTGTAAATGGTAAACGCCAATGTTCAATATCACAACCTCTATAAATGATACCGTCTCCAGGTTTCATAAAAACTTCTCTATCTTCATCATGTGTATTTACCCACATAGGCCAGTTCCAATCTTGTTGATCTTTAGGCAAATTCATTATATCATATCCTAGACATAATGTCATACTTATTTCACAACTTGGTCTATCTTTATGTCTAGCTAATTCTGTACCCTCAGTATATAATCTATGATAAGAATAAGTTTCAGTTAGTTTTAAATCTGTTAATATTTCTAATTGAGGTTTTATATAACACATTAAAGTATCAAATGTAGGATCACCATATTTACTAAAATCACCAAAAGCTTGTGTATCATCAAATACTCCATGATATTCTCTTAGTGTTATATCTTGCATGTCTTTATCCATATTTTCTAATACAGATAATCTATATGCATTTTGTTTAACATAGTTATATAGAAAGTGTGCCATATTTGGCGAAATGATACCCTCTATAGGTAGATAACTATATGCTTCAAAAAATTCTGTTGACTTCATTATTTAAACGGCCTTCCATACATCCACAAAACAAGTGAATATCTAACACCATGTGTAATAGGTGTTACACAATGATACTTATAACTTGGAAAAACAATAACTGTACCGGGTTGTTTTGCCTCATCTATTATTAATTCTTTACTATCATATTTTGTTTGGTGTTCATCTAAAGAAAATTTAAGATCACCACCCATATAATCATCACCACTATTTAAGTTTACAGTTACAGATAATTTTCTTATTTTACCTACTCTATCAGCTGATTGTGTATGTGTAAATCTACCTTTTTCTTCTTTTGTAGTTACACCAGGAATATCTCTTTTTAATTTAGCAAAGTGATCTGAACCACCATCTGGATGCCAACCATAAAATCCACCAGGTCTATAAGTTGTAAATTGTATATCATCAAAACTATCTATATCATATCTCCAACCTGCGTCAAAGTTTGCCTGGTTTACATATTCAACAACTGTAGAATAAATCCAATCATATTTGTTTCTATTCAACCAAGTAATTTCACTATCTCTAATATAAGTTTTATCGTAAATGTTTTGATCGTTTAGACCAAACTCTTTTTTAGCTTGTTGTAAAGTTCTTTCACCTAACGCTAATCTAACATCATCATCTGTTTTTTCTGAATTACCACCAGTAAGACCTGTTACGTCTATACCTTTTTCTTTATCTTGTTCTATTTGTGATTTGCCTATTTCAATAATATTTGAACAGACTTCTTTATCAATAGAGCCACGAAATATCCAGTAATCGTACTTGGTATACATTAGATCGCACCACTAGTAAACTTTCGCCAATCGATTGCATTTTTTATAGTAAATGTTCTATTAGTAATTTGACGTAAAGTTCTATCTAAGAAATCTATTACTGTTGTTAAGTATTCTACTTTTTGTGATAATCTTTGTAAATCTTCATCAGCATTCAGGTACTTATCTATATCTGTTTTTAATATTTTTAGATCAAATGGTTTTTGTGCATATACAGAAGCGTCAGCTTTACCTGTATAATATTCCCATTTATCACGTCTTAAAGTATTTAAGTCTGCTTGAGATTTTGTAAGAAGTAATTTAAACTTGTTTAGGTGTTTTAAATATTTGTTGTGTAATTGAGGCGTCTTTAATGATTCTAAATCTAACTCTGTATCGTTAATTTTTAAATCTTTATCAGCTTCAGTTTGTAATTGTTCTATATCCATAATATCCTCATTATATCACAAAACCCTTAAAATGTAAAGGTTATTATGATGTAGTTAAGCTAGTTGAAGCGGCATTTACATCTGCAAAGTTGTAAATTTTATAACCGAATACTACACTAGCCGTCAAATAATCCACGTCTGTAGGTTGTTGATCGTAATTCAATCCAGTAATGCTAACAGGATATAAGTCTGAAAATCTTACTTCCAATAGAGCATTGTTTTTACTAGACAAAATAGTTAATGTTGCGTCTGAATATGTACCACCATCTTTAGACGGTCCATATTTTGTTTTACCAATAGTTTCTAAACTAGGTACATCTGAACCAGGAAATCTATCTTTACCTGCAGCTAAGATACCTCTATAGTCATTATAACTATCAGAAAATCCTAATCCTCTCATCCAACCATGTATCTCCTGCCAGTTCTCTAAATTTTCATCTACCAAAAACGTCATGTTTAATGGGTCATATGAAAGTTTATCTCCTGGAAGTGGTATATTTTTAAGTGGTGTTGCAAATTCAGCAGTACCTAATGTAATACCAGGTATATTTACAGCTGTGCAAAAAAACTCTACTTTAGGCAGTTTTAAAATGTTAAATTTAAACTGAGTTGGACTTGCATAGTCCAAATTAGTAGGTTGGCGTGAAAAACTATTTGTAGTTGTCATACTTATATTTATCCATCAAATAGGCATAAAAAAAGGGGAAGATTTTTCAACCCTCCCCTTCTTAATTTGGTTAACGTACCAAACAGTATGGATTACATTAAGTTCGAAACTTGAACTCTTCTGTAGTATCTGTTTGAGTTAGCAGAACCAGAACCGTTAATAACAGCTGCGTCACCAGTACCTGCTTCAGCAAAAGGATTTGCTTGTAAGCCGTATCTAGTTTTGAAACCGATTTTCGGTTGGAAAGTGTCTTGACCAACTGCTCTAACCATTTGTAGTGGTACATATGGACAGTAGAACATACCTGCGTCATAAGGTGAAGTACCTTTATAGCCAACTACATAGTAGTGAGCAGACGCTGAGTTTGCACTATACGGGTCAATGTACACTTTAAATCTACCGTTAAGAACACCAGCAAAAGTATTACCAGTATCGTCAACTGTTAGATTGTTGTTAAGAGCTGGAGTATAGTCTAATACACCTGCCATTTGAAGAGCACTTGCAACATCAGCTGAAGTAATGATAATGTTACCTTTACCTCTTCTTGTTCTTTGTGCTATTCTGTTTGCATCTCTTTCAAGGTTAAACATAAGACCTTTGAATCTTTCAACAGACCATCTGCCGTTTGAATCAGTATCTAAGTCAAATACACCTGCTGTAGTCACATGACCTGCTGGTGAACCTTTTTCTGCGTTGATGTAGATAGTTCTAACTACTTCTCTGTTGATTTCCGCAAGGATTTCAGCAGATAGGATATTCGCAAGTTCTGTTTCAGCGTCTAAACCATGGATTGCTTTTAAGTCTTGAGCAAGTTCCATAGTGTATTCAGCTTTAAGAGCTCTTGATTTAGCAGTTACAGTTGACTTCTCGATTGAGAATGCCATTTCTGCAAAACTATTTCCAGCAGCGTCACCTAATGCTTCAGCAGCAGCTGTAGTCATACCAGTACCTTTTGTGTAAGTACCAGCTGGTGAGTCATTTAGAACCTCAGGATTTGTACCAGCGTGAGCAGTAGTTGAATAACCATCAACTGCTGAACCAGCTTTGTTTCTGCCTGAGAAATCAGAATCAGCTTCATCAAATAATGCTTCTGTTCCGTTTTGTGCGTTGTATCTACTTCTCATTGCAAAGATAAGTCCAGTTGGACCAGTCATTGGTTGTACACCAGCGATATCGTATGCGATAAGATTAGGCATTGCTCTTCTTACTAATGAAATCAAAATTGGATCCCAGTTAGAAATTGAAGCACCTGTTGAGTTAGTTGGAGCAGCTTCGCTTAAGAATGCTGAGTCCTCTTTCATTGCACGCTCTTGGTTTTCCAAGATTGTAGCAGTTACAGCTCGTTTGTAAGAATCACCGATTTTTGGTAAATCTGCGTGTTCTAAAACTGGCTGCCATTTTTTTTCGTGTGTTTCAGATAAATACATTTTTTATCTCTCCTCTATTATTTTATATTATTTTGACAATTTAATGTCTTTGGTTTTAGTAATAGCGGCGGTATAAGCAGCCATGCTTTTAGATAAATCAATTGTTTCACCAACTGAATCACCTACCGCTACATCATCAATGTCAGATGACACTTCTTTCTTAGCGCCGAAGTACGACTCTTTAATAGTCGAAATCTTTGCTCTGAAATCTGTTTCATTTGAATATTCAACCTCTTCAGCAAGTTTGTTGAATTTCTCCTTAGCAGTATCAGCTAAGTCCTCACTCATTTCACTTACGATTTGAGTAGCAGTCTTTTCTGAATTTGCTTTGTTAAGTTCAACATTCTTTTCGATTTCTTCATTAAGTTTCTTTTCTAATGAATCAATCTTAGAAGCTTGGTCTTCAAGTACATCATACTTTTCGTCTGGGACTGAAATATAATGTTCTTCAAATAGTTTCTTCATACCAGAAATGAAATCTTCAGCAATCTCGCCTTTGATTCCTCTTTCT